TAAATCCATTTTGTTTAGGAAGTAAATGTTTGGAGAAGTATAGGAGGCTTTTAGCCACACTATGCCTTCCAAAGGAATTTTACTTCACAACCTGGGGAGTTTTAGAGAGGTATTTGGGTATGAGGCCGACAACTGATATATTCATTATTGAAACCAAAACCTCTACTCATCTTACAGATACGCCGAAAGGGTATCTTATATTAACCTTGCTAACTAATAGGAGGAAACTAACATGGTAAGATTAAGCACGACTAATTGGAACAATTTCGTTTCAGCATTCCCACAAGTAGAAAGTAGATTAATAGGATTTGACAGAGTATTTGACGCTGTCAATAGACTTCATAGTATTGAAGGCGGACAATCTAACTCTTTCCCACCTTACAACATCAAGAAACTAGATGATGAAAATTATGAAATCACACTAGCTCTTGCAGGCTTTAAAAAGTCTGAATTGAGTGTTGTTGTGGAAGACGGCAACCTTGTCGTTAAAGGTGAACAAGAAAAATCAGAAGATGAATTCTTGCATAAAGGAATTGCAGAACGCAATTTCACAAGAACATGGGCTTTAGCAGATGAAGTTAAAGTATCAGGTTCTAAACTTGAAGATGGAGTTTTAACTATTTCACTGGTTCATGAAATACCAGAGGAAAAGAAACCTGTCGATATAAAAATTAAATAATTACAGGAGAAGGAGCATGTCTAAAAACATTCAAATAATCAAACTCACAACGGGTGAAGACTTAATTGGAGAAGTAGGCGATACAGAAGTAGATGGAAAAGCATTTCTAACTATTGATAAACCTGCACTAATCATGATGATGCCTAAGCCTGGAAGTGATAATGAATTTGGTGTGGGACTTGCTCCTTACGCTCCTTTTGCCAAAGGGCACAAGGTTCCTATTTTTCCAGCGCATATTGTATCAGTCTATGACCCTGCAGAGGAAATACTATCAGCATATAACCAGAAGTTCGGAGCTGGACTTGTTATGCCGACACAGAAAGAAAAGTCGATTATAAATAAACAAGTATTAAACGAACAGAAGAAGTAATATGTATGAATACAGAATTAACGTTGTCAAAATTATAGATGGAGATACAGTAGATGTGGACATTGACCTCGGTTTCGGTGTCTGGCTCAAGAAGCAAAGAATACGATTGCATGGGATTGATACTCCCGAAAGTCGAACCCGTGACCTCGATGAAAAACGATATGGACTCATGGCAAAGAAATTCCTTACGGAACAAATCAAAGATGGGGCTATACTCAAAACAAGGCTCGATAAAAAAGGAAAATACGGTAGGATACTTGGTGAATTTCTTAGTTTAGAAGATAGAACTAATATCAATGAACTAATGATATTGAAACACCATGCCGTCTCTTATCACGGTGCAAGTAAACAAGAAATAGCAGAAGGACACTTGCGCAATAGGACCAGAGTAAAAGAAATCTAATTGACTGTAGGTTCGTAAGAGCCTATAATGTATATATTATTAATAAGGTGTTGTTATGAATTTCTATACTTATGCTCGACATTATGGGGACAAGATACTTGTCCGAGGTGTTAAGGATGGAAGAAGGTTTATAGGTAAACATGATTTCCGTCCAACATTATTCGTAAAGTCAGATAAGCCAAGCAAATACAAATCAATATATGGTGAAAATGTTTCACCTGTTCAGTTTGAATCCAACAAGGAGGCAACCGCCTTCTATGACAGATACAAAGATATATCCAACTTTCCTATATTTGGACAAGACTATTATGGCTATCAGTATATTACAGAAAAATATCCTGGCATAGTAGAATGGGACGCTAAAAATATTAAGGTTTATTCTATTGATATAGAAACAACCTCGGAAAGTGGATTTCCGAACGTGGACTCTCCAACCGAGAAGATGTTAGTTATTACCATGCAAGATAACAACACCAAGAAAATAACAACCTTCGGAGTTGGAGAGTTCACACCTACAGACAATGTAAAAGGATATGATATAGATTATATCAACTGTAAAGATGAATATACATTACTAAAAACATTCTTAGAATGGTGGCAGGATAATTGTCCAGATGTTATTACAGGCTGGAACTCTGCCTTATTTGATATTCCTTATTTACTTGCAAGAACAGAAAGAATATTGGGGGAAGGGGAGCATAAGAAGTTTTCTCCCTTCGAGCTTGTAAACAAACGAAAAGTTAGATTTGCAGCAGGAAGGGAGATGACTGCTTTTGAGATTACAGGTGTTGCACAACTAGACTATCTCGACTTATACAAGAAGTTTACTTATGTGACTCGTGAATCTTATAAACTAGACTTTATTGCTGAAACAGAACTAGGCAAGAACAAATTAGAGTCTGGGTTTGATACATTTAAGGAGTTCTATGAGGGTGACTGGAATAGATTTGTAGAATATAATATTATTGATACAGTTATTGTTGATGAACTAGAAGATAAAATGAAACTTATTGAACTAGCATTGACAATGGCATATGACGCTAAATGTAACTACAATGATGTCTTCTCAGCAGTTAGAACATGGGATAGTTTACTTTACAATCACTTATGGGAGAAGAACATTGTTATCCATCAGAAAAGTGGAAAGAAAGATAGACAGATCGAAGGAGCCTATGTCCAAGAGCCTAAACCAGGTGGTTATGATTGGGTATGTAGCTTTGACGCTACAAGTCTGTATCCTTCTATACTTATGCAGTATAATATGAGTCCAGAAACTATTGTCCCTGGATTCAAGTATGATGTTAAGGTAGATGACTTGTTAGATAGATACAAGTTAGACAAACTGAAAGAAAAGAACTATGCTATGGCATCTAATGGCACATGCTATACAAGAGAGAAACAAGGATTGTTTCCTGAGATTGTTCAGAAGTTCTTTAATGATAGATTAAAATACAAAAAACTAATGCAGGAGGCACAGAAGAAATATCAGGAGACAGGTGCTAAGGCATATCAGAATGAGGTTAGTAAATACAACAACTTCCAGATGGCTAGAAAGATTCAACTAAACAGCTTATATGGTGCCCTAGCTAATCAATACTTTAGATTCTATGATGACGATATTGCAGAAGGTATTACAATGACAGGACAACTTGTTATTCGAGATACTGCTAAGGCGTTAGATAATTACATGAACAAAGTATGTGGCACAGAAGATGAAATGTATTCTTTTTATAGTGATACTGACTCTTGTTATGTAACCTGTAAAAATCTAGTAGAAAACTTCTTCCCTGATAAAGGTGTAGATAAAACAGTTGAACTATTAGATAAGATAGGAACAGATAAAATAGAACCTGCTATAGATCAGGCAATGACTAAACTTGCTAATTACACAAATGCTTTCGAGAATAAAATATTCTTTAAACGTGAGGTAATTGCAGATAAAGGTATATTTGTTGCTAAGAAACGTTATGCCTTGAACGTTTTAGATGATGAAGGATTACGCCTACAAAAGGCAAAACTAAAGGTAATGGGACTAGAAATAGTAAGAAGTAGCACTCCTGGCCCTATTAGAGAGTCTCTAAGGGAGGCAGTTAGGCTAATACTTACAAGCACACAAGAAGAATTACATAGTTTTATAGAGAATACGAAACAAGACTTCCATACTATGACTGCTGAGGATATAGCATTTCCTAGAGGTTGTAACAATATGGCAAAGTATCATTCTACAGCAGACATCTATAGTAAAGGCACACCTATACATGTTCGAGGTGGTTTGCTTTACAATTATTATGTGAGTAAATTGAACTTGAACTTAAAATATGAACAGATACAAGAAGGAGATAAGATTAAGTTTTTATATTTGAAAGAACCTAATCCTCTGAAAGAAAATACTATTGCTTTTGTGGCAAAACTTCCTAATGAGTTTGGATTAGAAAAGTATGTGGACTATGAACTAATATTCCAAAAGGCATTCTTAGACCCTCTTGATAATATACTAAAGCCTATAGGTTGGCATACAGAACCACAGGCAACACTGGAGGATTTATTTGCATAATGAGGACATTTGGAGAGAAAACATATAGACCGTTACCTAAAGAGGTAACGATTACAACATCTAAAATAGATGGATTAGGATTACATGCCTTACAAAATTTACAGGCAGGAACAGTATTAGGAGAGACTCATGTTCTAGTTCACGATAAAGAAAGACTAGAATGGGTAAGAACACCTTTAGGAGGATTTATTAATCATAGTGATGACCCTAACAGTTATATTGCTACAAATAAAGGAGATAGAATATTACATACTATCAAACCTGTAAAAGCAGGAGAAGAAATAACTGTTTATTATCGTTTCAAAGGTTATGATGGAACTACAGGTGATGACACAGAAGTAGAAATAGATGCGTAATGTATATTAGATTGATGGAAAACCAAATAAGAAACATACCTAGTTTCTGGCCTCATGATTGGCCATTTAATGATATTGTAAAAAGATTGCCTGATACAGGTAAACTATTAGAGATAGGTCCTTATTTAGGAAAGTCTACAACTACATGGGCACAAGAATTTAAGAAGGCAAATAAGGATTGGGACATACATACAATAGATGCTTTTGAAGGTATAAAGAAAGCATGGCCAGGAATGGAACATTTACAAATAACAGAAGAAGAACATTTAGAAAAATTTAAAAGTAATATATCTGGTTGGGATAATATTACATGGGAAAAGACAAGATGGACACCTAATTATAAAGGGTTTAGAGAATATGATGTGTTATTTTATGATGGCTTACATGACTATGAAAGTGTAAACAAAGTATTAGAACATTATATAAATGTGGAATGTATTGTAGTAGATGATTATGATATGGAACACGAAGGAACTATGCAGGCAGTAGATGAATTTTATAATTCATTACCTTGGCCTAAGGAACTAGAACACATAGTTGAAAAAGGTAAGGGTATTGCAGTAATATGGAGAAAGTAATGAGATCAGAAATGAATGAAAAAGACTTTGATGAATTTGTTAAAAGAGTTGAAATTCTAGGAGAGAAAGGTTACTCATTAGGTTATGAAGTAACTAAAACTGAAGAAGGAAAGTTCTTAGTAGAAATTATTGGAGAACATGATTTTAAAGAATTAGATACATTAACAGAGGGTAGCTAATGAAAATGAGAAAATACTCTGCCACAGGAGGCAGAAAGGCAAGGCGTGAACGTGCATTAGAACGTTTACAGAAAACTAACTTCACAACTAAAGTCCTAAACGGCAAGGAACGCAATGAAAAGAACTGGACAAAGAAGAAAGAAGAGGCAATCAAAGTCCTTGAATCCAGAATTGCAGGGGCATAAAATAAAATTTTTAGAAAAAAGAATAATAGATCAACAATCAAAAATAGAGGAACAATGGCAAGAGATAAACAAGTTGCAATCATCGGATACGGATTCGTAGGCAAGGCTACAGAATATCTTTTAGATTATTTTTATCCTGGAACAGAAATACAAATCCATGACCCTGATCAAGGTCATGAGATAGAAGATTGGAATGGTATTGAATATGCCTTTATTTGTGTTCCAACTAACCTAAAGGGTGATAAATTAGACACATCTATTATAGATAAAGTGTTAAAAGGATTAAGTGAAAGGTCATGTGCTAATATAGTAACACCTGTAATAAGAAGCACAATAGGTCCTGATCAAGCACTTGATTATTCTCGAAACGGAGCAATAATTATGCCAGAGTTTCTTAGAGAACAACATTGGAAAGTAGACGTTGTAGACCCAGACATACCTCTGCTTATAGGATGTGTTAATTGTGATGACTTTATATCTTTCATTATGGATTGTAATTTAAAAGGTAAGAAAGTTTTTCTTACAGAACCAGCAACAGCAGCTACAATAAAATTATTTAGAAATGCTGCACTAGCAGTTAATGTAGGATTAGCAAATGACATTCATGGCGTATGTGATGTTTATGGTTTAGATTATCAAGATGTTAAAAACTTTATGATGAATGATAAAACAATGGGCACACATTGGGAAGTGCCTGGTCCAGATGGAGAGTTTGGTTTTGGTGGAACTTGTCTACCAAAAGATTTGACTCATGCTTCTGGCCTCGTGTATAATAAGAACAATATTATGAAAACGGCCTTAGAGGCTAACAAAACTAGGAGAGATGATGAGTAGTTTGATAGATAGAATAAAGAAAAATTCTACAATAAAAGAGTCTGATGTAATTGCAGATTCTAAATTCCTAAATGATAAGGACTTGATACAGACTTCTGTTCCAGCAGTTAATGTTGCATTGAGTGGTAAACTTGATGGAGGTTTGACTCCTGGACTTACAGTATTTGCAGGTCCTAGTAAACATTTTAAGACTGCTTTTGCTATGCTATTGGCAAAGGCATATTTAGATAAGTATGAAGATGGAGTTATCCTATTTTATGATAGTGAGTTTGGTGCTCCACAACAATACTTTGAAACATTTGAAATAGATACAAATAGAGTAATACATAGTCCTATTACAGATATTGAAGCAGGATGC